GGGTGGGATATTATTATTGGGAACATGATCTCGACAATGAATCCGCATTTCTCTTAGAGGATTTCAAAGGATGACGACATTTGAATATGGACTCTTCAGTCCGCGTCGAAATCGTTTCATGATGATCAGCGATGACCATAGCAGATTAAAAAACATACAGATGTTACTGATGCAACAAGAGTTATTATATCTAGTCGACCTTGGTGGAATTTCAAACTATCGGCGAGGATTATTTAACAACAGCCGATGTATGTTAGCAGGCATAGCCAATGGAGATAGGATGTGGAGCGAGATTGACATGTATGTCACTAATCCTGCTTATGTGATACAAAAAGCTCGGCCCATAGAGGATCAGGATCGAGAATTACAAGAGAAACTTTTAATGCTGGAAAGTCTGTTAATCTGTCTCGAAAAAAGCAATCAAAGTTTGATAGACAAAGAATCCCGACAGTATCAAGTAATCAAAAAAAGTCTCGGCGAGTTTAAAAAATTCCTTTCTCTGATGATTCCCGATGACACTGAAGTACAGACATTACTAGACAGAGAAATTGAAAACAAATATACCCCAGTTAAATCTTTAGATGAAATAAAGAAAGAAGTTTTTAACATACTATTTCGCATGGACTATCAAAAGCCAATCAATGAAATAAAAAAAGAATTAACTAAAAAATTATCTTCCATTCCAACAAAATATCATTATTTCCCAATGGTCATCAACGAACTAAGGAAAAATCTGTCATGAATCATTTTGAAGGTTTGAAAAATAGCATATTAGTCGACAATGACAGCGTGTCAAACTATCGAGTTTTAAATGTACATGGACATTCTTGGGCTAGAATAACACAATTAGTGATTGGATCAACAGATCTTCGTGCTAGGATTGGTAATTTTTCCACACCATGGGGTGCGACTCCCGATGCTCTATACCGGGCGCCGGATTTGAAATACGTAAATTATGACTTGTTTGATCTAATCGATAAAAGAGCGTTAGATATTTTCGAAATCTCTAAAAAAGTCAATAAAAAAATTGCGCTGATGTGGAGCGGCGGTATAGATTCGACATTGGTGTTGACATCTTTTCTTAAAAATCTCTCTGCCGCAGATCTCAGTAATGTCGAGATAATACTTAATTCGGATAGCCTGGTTGAAAATTTTGATTTTTATCAAACTTTCATATCGGGTAAGTTTAAATTACATCATCTATTAGATTTTGAAATCAACAACGATATTTTAGATCGTTACATGGTCCTACACGGAGATCCCGGTGATTGTATATTCGGGCCAAGTTTGCCGGCATTTTGGCACCTTGCTCGCGAAGGCAAGCACACATTGCCATGGAGAGAGTACAGACATTTTATAGCCGATTATTTTGACAATGACGAATCCATACACCGTACGCCGGGGTTTGGTCTTTGGTATGCGAACAAAATTTCTAAAAACCTCGAAGAAGTGAGACCCGATGGGGTTGACACCATTGCCGATTGGTGGTGGTGGAATTATTTTAATTTCAAATGGACGGCATCGATAGTACGCCCATTTGTACGTATGCGCAAAGATTACAGTCAACCTATATCTCGAAAACATCAACAAGATTTTGCCAACTACACATTTTTTAATACCGACGAGTTCCAACTCTGGAGTTATAGCAATTTAAAAAATCATTTCCGAGACGTTCAAAAAGGCAGTTCCAACGTCAAACAGGAAGCCAAGAATTACATATTCAAATTCGATCACAACGAACTCTACACCAGTAAAAAAACAAAAATGGCCGGAAGAGGCATTGATTTCGAAAGACGGATATTGCGTGTCTCTCCAATGTACTACGATCAAGAATGGATTGGACATTTTGGGTGGGAATCAGGTGCTACCGAAACTGCCCAAGAAATGCTAGAATCCTTTAAAGGTTGATTTTGTCTAATAAGTAAAGTATAATTAATTTTTTCCACCAAGGAGACCACTATGTCATCACGTATGTTTAGCGGCGAACAAAAAGCCAAACTCACACAACTCATCAACGAAGGTATCGCTGTCATGACCGAAATTGAAGATCTCACAGCCGGACTCAATGACACCGTCAAAGCCATTGCCGAAGAATTAGAAATGAAACCGGCTATCCTAAAAAAGGCTATACGAGTCGCACAAAAAAGCAAATTCACTGATACCAATAAAGACCACGAAGAACTTACCACTGTTCTTGAAACTGTCGGCCGCACCTTGTAAACTACAAGATAGCGATCAAGATTCGCCCACTCAACGGGCATGTAGAAAGGCTAAGATGGGCCATAAACCATCAGGAGAAAGATTTGAGTTATATCGACGCATTGTTCGATCGAGACAGAGATACCATCCACGTAGTTGAACGTCGGGATGGTCTGCGAGAATATCGAGAATTTCCAACTAGATTTGTTTTTTATTATGATGATCCTCGAGGCAAGTTCCAAACCATCTACGGAACTCCTGTGTCAAGGTTCGCTACACGCAACAGCAAAGAGTTCCACAAAGAGATGCGGATCAATTCCGGCAAACGTCTCTGGGAAAGTGACATCAATCCCATATTCCGCTGCCTAGAAGAACATTATCTAGGAGCAGAATCTCCAAAACTACAAACAGCGTTTTTCGACATCGAGGTCGACTTTGACCCCGAACGCGGTTTTTCAAAGCCCGAAGATCCCTTCAATCCCATCACAGCCATCACAGTCTATCTAGACTGGATGGATCGACTAGTCACACTGGTAGTTCCACCCAAGAGTTACAGTTGGGCTACTGCTGAAGAAATCTGTGCCCAATACGAAAACTGTTTTTTGTTTGAGCGCGAAGAAGACTTACTTAATACGTTCCTTGATCTCATTGATGATGCCGACATACTCAGCGGTTGGAACAGTGAAGGTTTCGACATTCCTTATACTGTCATGCGTATAAATCGAGTGCTGAGCAAGGACGACACACGACGTTTTTGCCTTTGGGGCCAATATCCCAAACAAAGAACATTTGAGAGATTTGGAGCTGAGAATCTCACATTCGATCTCATTGGCCGAGTACACATGGATTACATGCAATTGTACCGGAAATACACTTACGAAGAACGACACAGTTATTCTTTAGACGCCATTGGCGAATACGAACTCAATGAATCTAAAGTTGCCTATGAGGGCACCTTAGATCAACTCTACAACAAAGACTTTCCCAAATTTATCGATTACAACCGACAAGACGTCATGCTGTTGGTAAAACTTGATAAAAAATTACGCTTTCTTGATCTGGCCAACGAATTGGCCCATGATAACACAGTACTACTCCCTACTACCATGGGAGCTGTTGCTGTCACTGAGCAGGCCATTATCAACGAAGCACATCAACGAGGAATGATTGTACCTAACAGGAGGAGTAGAGATGACCAAGGAGAAACCCAAGCCGCAGGTGCCTATGTTGCTTATCCCAAAAAAGGGATTCACGAATACATCGGAGCGATCGACCTCAACTCGCTCTATCCCTCAGCTATTCGTGCCCTCAACATGGGACCGGAAACCATCGTCGGACAACTCCGACCGATAATGACCGACCACTATATCCAAGAAAAAATATCCACAGGTTCGTCCTTTGCTGATGCCTGGGAAAACATGTTCGGTAGCCTAGAATATCAATCTGTGATGAACGCAGAAGTTGGTACAGAAATAACCATCGACTGGGAAGATGGCACATCAGACATTACTTCAGCGGCCAATGTATGGAAGTTGATATTTGACAGCAATCAACCTTGGATATTAAGTGCCAATGGAACTATTTTTAGGTATGATATCAAAGGCATCGTGCCCGGACTACTAGAACGCTGGTACGCTGAACGCAAAGAACTACAGGCAAAAAAGAAAGATGCCACCGAGAAGGCCGACATTGCGTTCTGGGATAAACGGCAGTTGGTTAAAAAGATTAATTTAAATTCTTTGTACGGTGCTTTGCTCAATCCCGGTTGTAGATTTTTTGATCACAGGATCGGACAATCGACCACGCTTACAGGACGTATCATTGCCAAGCACATGGATAGTTTTGTCAACGAATGTATCACGGGCAAATATGATCACGTTGGCGATGCCATAATCTACGGTGACACAGACTCTGTGTACTTTTCAGCCTGGCCAATATTACAACCTCAAGTTGAGCGAGGGGAAATTGATTGGAGCAGAGAAACCTGTGTACAACTCTACGATACCATTGCCGAGCAGGTCAACGACTCATTCCCGGCATTTATGGAACGTGCTTGTCACTGTCCTAGAGACATGGGAAATATCATCAAAGCCGGTCGTGAATTGGTTGCGGCCAAAGGATTATTCATCAAGAAGAAACGCTATGCTGTGCTAATCTATGACATGGAGGGCATACGTCTCGATACACATGGCAAGCCTGGTAAAGTAAAAGCCATGGGGTTAGACCTTAAACGCAGTGACACACCAAAAGTAGTACAGGATTTTCTCAGCGAACTTTTGTTAATGGTACTGACAGGATCTGGCAAAGAAGATATCATCGAAAAAGTCAAAAATTTCAAATTGGCATTTTCTGAACGGCCAGCTTGGGAAAAAGGTACACCTAAACGTGTAAACAATCTCACCAAATATAGCAAAGAAGAAGAAAGACTGGGACGGGCAAACATGCCCGGACATGTGCGAGCGGCCATGAACTGGAATAACCTCAGGAAAATGATGAGTGATAATTACTCCATGCAGATCGTGGACGGTATGAAGGTCATCGTTTGTAAACTCAAAGACAATCCACTGGGTTATACATCTGTGGCTTATCCCACTGATGAGTTACATATTCCCCAATGGTTCAAGGATCTGCCCTTTGATGATGACAACATGGAATCCACCATCGTAGATCAAAAAGTAGAAAATCTTTTAGGAGTGCTAAACTGGAATCTTGAGGAGCATACACAGATTAAAACAACATTTGACACTCTTTTTGAATGGCAGTAAAATATATCAACAATGAAACTCAGTGAACTAGTCGAACTCAAACAAAGACTCAGTCAAACTTTCGATCTTTCAAAGATTGAACGAGAGATTGATGCCTTGTGTTCTGACCTTGCTTTACTATCAAACGAATCTCTCGACAAGAAATACCAAGATTTCCTAAGTGACAACATCGGCGAATTAGAAAAAATAGTCGACGATCTTGACCATTATCGTATGAGACTGGACAGCATCAATCGTGTCATTGATGGTGATATATCTGAGCAGACCATGAAGTTCTGGGTCAAAAACTATGAAACCGAGTTCGAGTACAATGATCCCAATAACATACGAAAGATCAGAAAACTTTATATTCCCAAACATGCTGAGCCAATATTATTGAGTCGTATCGGGATCAATGTTGACTGGAGATATCCGACTCTGGAAATTGGGTGCCGCGACGGCGATTGGACACAACATCTCGTGGCCGGCGATCCTCTTTATATCGTTGACACACATCAGGAATTCATTGACAGCACGGTGGGAAAATTCACTGAGGAGTATCAACGCAGGCTAAGACCCTACTTGATAAAAGATCAAAACTATTCTTATCTGCCACAACAACAATTTGGTTTTATTTTTAGTTGGAATCATTTCAACTATCTCAGTCTTGACAGTATAAAATATCATCTCGAGCAGATATACGATCTTCTCAGACCTGGTGGTTGTGTGCTGTTTAC